AACCTTCATGGTCTTTACCGTAGGCTTCAAAGGCGTCATTGTCATCGGCCTGCTGTTTGCCATACACACATACCCACTCGGGATTGATAGCAGCACGTTCCACAATCAGTTGTCTGATCTGTGTGTTAATAGTTGGGTAAGCCACACTTGCTTCAAACTGCCAGCACTCGCAAGCACCCCACTTGGGAAACTCTCTGTGCTCTTGAATAGGCAAACTCTTGGCTGGTGTTACACTTACTAACTCATAAGCGTCAAGTGCGTTTTTAATACGCTCCATGATTTCGCCCTTGGGTTCAATTTTAGCGATCTTGATGCGGAAATCATATGGTTGATTTCTAGCTGCAATATATTCGGTAAGACTTTTCATAGGTTATCATCCTGTTTATAGAGTATTTATTTGTTTTTGTTCTTTTGGAGAATCTGATTGAGGAGTTCGTTTCTATCTAGCACAACACCTTGACCAGTAATAGGTTGATCATCTGGGTTGTCTTTTGATATCTGATGATCTAATCTGGCTTTTTGGAGCTGTAGTTGTACCATGCGGAGCTTTTTGTCCATCTTGGCTGTTTTAGCTGTGATAGCGTGACCTAATAATGTACCTGCTGTTTGGAAGACCACACCACCAAATCTTGGATCCATGTTCATGCCTAGTTCCATTAAATCTTCAAATTTATCTTTGGCTAAGTTGGCTAGTTCATCCATTTCTTGATCGCTAGCTTCTAAGTCGCGCACAGTAGGTAGTGCAATGTCAATTTTATCTATGGCCTCGTCTACTCTAGCTATAACTTCTCTATTTTCTACGATAGTTTGAAGTACCTCGGAGTTTTCAGCAGATTCGGTCGAGGGGATATCTGGTAAGTCAAAAAGCTCTGATAATTTTTTAGTCATGCTCGTATTTACCGAGCCTTTTTGCCTTGATGAAACATATCGGTTTCTGTTACAACGCGGAACCGTAGTCCTTGGTCTTTAGCCCATGCATTAGCAGCAGCCCACTTGTGCATATTCAATACTGCTGCGGCTTGATCTCTTACGCTTTTTCCTGCTGCCTCTAGTGTAGTTTGTTTGCCTGGTTTAATTTCTATAAGTTCGCCTATACGTTCGCTATTTTTATTTTGATAGATAATTAAAAAATCCGGTACATAAATTGTTTTGCGTTGTGTAAATGGGTTTACATAAGGAATATGAACAGCTTCACTGGCCCAATGTAAAACTGCAGGATTGTTGTCACAGAATCTCATGAAGCTATGTTCCCATGAGCTTCTATAGTGAGGCACCTTTTTTCCTATATATTTGTCTGGGTTTAAAATCTGATAAAAACCGTTTGCATATTTTAACATTATGGCAAAATTGTTCTAGTCACGTATTTGTTTTGTTGAGGCTTGTTTTTTAAACCCAAGAAACTTGTACCTACTCTTTCAAAATTTAGAAATAATGCTGTGTAGGTATTTAAATCCCCTGGCGGGATTTTTCTAAATTCGTCCAATACACTCATTGGGTCCATGCCTTGCTTAATCGCAGTATAGATAACGGCACTGGCTAACGCTTTAGCTGATTCTTTATTATCTGTTATATCTTCAAAATGTGCTACAATAGCTGCATCAACATTAGTACTGACAGATATAGGAAATTCAAAATAATTATTAAAAAATTTATCAACCACAGGCGGATTGATCGCATTAGTATCAACGCTTTTTAAATTTGTTGGATTAGGAATTTGAGGATAACTTGTTTGTACCATTATGATCCTTTTGCTATACGCTGATTACTAGGCACTGTAGGTAATTTTGTACTTAAATTAGAATAAGAACTCGAAGCAAGATAAGTTTCTTTTGCAGCCATGTCAATGGCAGTAAGTTCGCCGGTGGTCATATCTGTTCCTAAGCCAAATACTGTGTTTGAAAAAATTTGACTATTTGACTGTGTAATCATTTTATATTGTTATTGGATTAGTTGAACTAGGTGTAAAATTTGCTACCGAAGGTGCACTAATTTTATCTAAACCTATTTTTGATGCTACTTCATCTGTGCTTGGGAATTGTACATCCTTAAAGGGAGTATTGCTTAATGCACTTGATGCTTGTTGAACTAAGTTATTTGTTCCAGTTTCAAAAGTTGGTACTACACTGGCTGCACTTTCTACACTCTTTGTCAGGAAGGAAGAATTTTTCCCGGCAGTTTCTTGTAATTTTTTAACTGCATTAGCAACAGAATCTTGACGTAATAAATTTTGTGCGCTTTGTATTTGTGCAGCAAATGAATCTGCAGGAGGTATAAGACTAGATGCTTGTGCAACTAATTGATTACTTGCCCCTTTAGCCAAGTCAACTACTTTGTTTAAATCTGCCCCAGATATTACACCTTGAGCATTTGTAATTACTCCAGATAATTGAGATCCTACTGCTGCTGCTGGATTGCCATTAAGTGCCGAAGCCACACCTCCTGTAATTGCCGCTGCGCCTGCTGTTATGTTTACACCGTTGCTTGCTACGCTTCCACCTGCTGCTGTAGTAATTTGTGCAAGTGCGCTCTGAAATCCAGAACCACTGCCGGTAGCTGCTCCGCGATAAGGGATATATGTTTGATTTAATGCACTTGAAAAGCTTCCTCCTCTAAGTACATTTGTAAATGCTTGAGTTAGTTCGCCTTTGGCCAAATTCATTAAATCAATGTTTTTATTTTTTTCATAACCCCTAACTAATTTAAATGCCGATGCGCCCCAATTACCATTGCCACCATCACTAATTACTTCGTCAAGTGTATTAACAATACCACCTGGACCTAATATACTATTTGTACCCCCGCCTGCTGGTGTTAACGGACTAGGCGATTTATCATAATGTAAATCAGCGAAACCCCTAGCGACTCTAGTTGAGCCACCAGCATATAGCACTGACTCGTAACTAATAGTCATTACGTTTTCCATTGTGCCTTCTTGGCCGTTTTGATGTGTGCCGTGACGGTAAGACGTTATGATTGGATTAATAAGTGTATATTCGCTAAATCTTTTTTGATGCAAACTATAAATTCTAATAGCATTAATATATTGAGTAGAAATATTACTGTCTTTTCTTGGTGTGTATCCAAATTTATTGTATAAATTTCTTTGTCCTGTTACTTGTTTATTACTGCGCAAATAGACAGGATTTAATGAACCAGTGGCATCTCCATAATTATTGTCCATATCTCTATAGTAATAGTTGTAGTAGTCAAACCACAATTTTCTAACAATGTTTGCCGAATCATCATGAAAAGTTATATTAATATCTTCGTAGCGTATTTTACTCTGCGCTATTGATGGTCTGTTATAATTATTAAAGGTTTTTGTATCAACTCTAAATTTTGGCAAGTCAGTGGATTTAACTAACATTCCTGCCTCAATTTGATTTCTCTGATTAACCGTAGTAAGTTCAGGATTAAGATCAAAATATACATGGAACAACCATGTATACTTAGGTGATCTTTCGTAATTGTTGTTAACAAAAAGCCTACTAGCATGTTGATAATCTTTTATATTATCACCACGAGCAATTTGTTTAAGGAAACCGTCAAATATACCCATATGAACTCTTTTTAGTTATTTAGCTCAAAAAAAAGCCCAATTTAACATTGGGCTATAAATTTAAAACAAAATAAAATTTTAGGATACACCAGTAATAACCGTGCCTAATGTTCTACCTACTAATGTGCCAATACCAGTACCAATTGGGCTCTGGATAGCATTGTCGTACATTATAGATAATGCTATTGTAGCTGGTGTATTTTCACCATAAGCCATATCACCATAATTTACAGATTGCAATAATGCACCATATAATTCCCAAGTTTCTAAAACATTAGGCTGGTTAGCACCGTTACCACCGTCTAACATTTCAAATTTGAGAACAAATTTATAATCAATACCTGATGCAGCCGAACTTTGTTCTGCAAAATCAAATTGTTTCTGTACCTGTTCGCCTACTAATTTGCTTACATTCCCGCCAGCGTCATCACGTAAAGTTACAGTAACAGCTTCCCAGGTTGGCTTACCAACTAAATTTACTTTTGAGTTGTAAACATCAATAGTAAATGGATTCATATTTAGATTTGGACGGCTAATACTGTCAACTTGTTTTGTAAGTTCAACTCTGTCTGTACTCACACCAAAGTTTTCAAATATCGCCCGGAAACGATATTTAAGTTTTGGCATTAACAAACCTTGTGTACTTGCACTTTGATTTGTTGCTAATGGTACTGTAAATTTATTCAATGAGGCAATTGCCATTTTAATCTCCTGTTATAGGTATTTACCAAATTTTAGTTGGAATCTATTGGGGCCAATAAGACCCTAATATATACCCATATTAAACTCCTGCTGCTATATCACCTGGATTTTTTAATCGAATAGGAATGTATATAAATTCAACTGCTTTCATCGGTTCAATAGCAATATCTACATACAATTCATTTCTAGCAATTCGGGTAGGTGTATTATTTGTTTCATCACAAACTACTACATAATCATATACACCGCGCTTGGCTACTAGATCATTAACTGCGCCGCTGATAATATTAGCAATCTGATCTCTAGTTATCTTGTCGTTTGGTTCAAACAAGAATCCATCGCCTACTCTGGCTAATATGGTTCTTAGGTAATTTACTAAACGAGCAACATTGATACGATCCAAGCTGCTTGCGGTTGGGTTACGAGTTTTCTGACCCCAAACTACTAAGCCAATACCTGGTAAGTTAGTTATATGATTGATTCTGTTTTCGTATAATGTGTCTCTTAAACCTACACGAATACCATCAAAAACAAACTCACCAGTATTAGAATCAATGTAACCAATACTACTTGCATTATCAACTAAACCTCTACGTGTACCAGCTGGTGCAAACCATTGATAACTTACATTATCATTAAAGATAATTGTACGCAATGCCATATGACTAGCCGGGACAACAATTGTGTTGCCTTGTAGATCCGATGTTTGGCCACATGGATAATAAACACCTAAGTAAGGACTTGCAGTTGCCAATCCATCGCCATTTGTGTTATTACTCCAATTTGCAATATCAATTGCATTTGGTGCTAGACGCATTGGTGTGTCACCTACAATAAATGCAGTCTGTGAGCGATCGTTGTTTAGTGCTACCATTTCGTCAATGACTTCTGGGTAACCTGGGCAAGCAATTAAGTTAAATCCAAATTGATCTTCTCTAACTTCGGTATTGGCAATTATTGCAGCTTGCATGGCAGCAGTAACCATTCGTCGTTGAGCTTGTCGACCCATGTACGGACTTCCATTATCTTTCAATCCACTGGCTGTTTGCCATGTATCCTTAACTGTAGGAAGTGATCCGCTTGCACCCGGTACAGCTGGTAAGTCTGGATATGCATTACTATTAAATTTATTGCTTACATATTGCTTTACATTATATCCACTACGTCTTGTATTAAACAATAGCATACCTCTTGGATATAGTCTGTAATCAGGTGCGTCCTGATCAATGTAATTACTTGCTAGTAAATCTGTAATTGATGGAAGCGAACCTGTGATAATATCAGTAGTGCCGTCAGTATCCCATCGTGCGTCTGCAAATACAATACCATTCTGACCAACTTGATCTGTATTATCTATTAGAATCCAATCTGTTCCATCATAGCGATAAATTACCGGATAGTTTTCCAAATCACCAGTATCTAACCATAAATCGCCTGCCTCTAAAGCCGTAATTCCATCGCTTTGATATTCAGGCTGACTAGCACTTACAATTACTCCGTTTGGATCTGTTAGACTTAAATCATATCCGCGGGCGTCTGTTGTGCTTCCATCATAGAATGAATTTTTATAACCTTTCCAACCGCCGATGTCATTGATCATGATATCTACTGTAGCAGGATCGCTATAATACCACAATGTTCCATCTGCAGGAGCCTGATATGGCTCTGTGGTACTAAATGTGTATGTTAAAGGCTCCCAGTTAGTTAAAGCTAATGTTGTTCCATAAAGGATAGTACCTGTAGTGTTACTTGTAAATCCTGCGTCACCTACTGGTGTACCACTAACATCATCTAGATAAATGTCACCGCCATAAATGTGGGTAAATGTTATAACACTATTGTTTACACTTACGTTTATTTCTGGAATGTTAAGTGCAAGTACGTCCGATACGAAACTAGCAGGCGTTGTTCCGGTTAGTGTCACAGTATAAGAATTAATGTCAGCTGATCCTATTTCTGTTACGCCAATTGTAAATTGTTCTGATGCAGTGAAAGGATTGGCTGCTAAAGTAGAGCCGCTAACAACTGTTTGGCCTGCTACTCTTCTACGGAATGGTTTAAATGCATCTGTGTCGTCGCGTAACGGATCCCATGCTAGCCATACTGTGCCGGCTGCAATACCATTACCGCCTCCGGATGGATCTAAACCGTAGAGAGCATCTTCTGCACGATTAAAAAATTCTGTCCCTAGTGTAGAAAATACTTCTGTAGCACTGCTATAACGCTTAATAACTATATTTGCCCCGCTACCAGTTGCTCCTAGTTTCATAAAAATACTACCACTTGGTCTTGGTACGGTATCTGTTATGCGCCATGCTGGAATTTCTGCAAATGTTCCAAAAGCTAGCTGAGGATTAGCATAGGTAGATCCAGTAGTACCCAAGCCTAAACTTGACATTGGAGTTCCTGAAGCATTAGCAATTAAAATTTTACCGTCGGCATTAGAACCATCGCTAGCAGAATCTGTAGTTGCATATATTTCTAGTCTACTGCCAATATATGCTGCGGATACACCAGTGATACCTGCGCTATTAATTGATGCTGCTACTTGTGCAATAGTTCTAGCAGACCCTGTATTACCTACTGTTACAGTTGCCCCATTAATTGTTAGTGCAGCAGCCGGTGTGCTTGCTGGAATAGCTGTAGTACTGCTAGTTGCAAATGTTACAGTACCTTTGATAGTCGGCCAGCTCTGTGCCCATGCATCTGTACCAATTCTTACCCAAACATTACTTCTATTTTTATAAAACAAAATTGCATTACTACCTGTACCAAAACTAATAGCGTATTGGCCGATTTGTCCTATGCTACTATTAGGTACATAGATGCCACTGCTTAATGTTTGATTAGCTGTTGAAGTAACTAAAATTGGAGACTTAAGTACAAATTCCCCATTTATTGCATCCCACTCGTTAATGCCCCATTGGCTTTCTGTTAAATCCATCCAATGTGTATTGTTTGATACCGCACCAGTTGGACGAACACTTGTGCCTTCAAGTTCATTTAAATCAATATCTGCTCTTATTGCATAAATTCTGTTTACATTTCCTAACACACTATAAGCAGTCATTAGGCCGTATTCGTTACGCTCGTCACCGTGTAGTGGCGTACCTGATGCGCTTTGTTTAAAGCTAGGATAACCCATAGATGAAATCAATTCTCTTTGACTGCTATATGTTAATAGTTTTCCTGCTCTGGCTGCTGTGGTGTCTGTAGCAGACCCGCCCGATGGATTAGTTTTATTTTGGGCAGTAGCCATAATAATAAGAGGTACGGTACCAACTGCACCTGGGACATATTGACTTTCGTCGGTTACGGTAATTTCTAAACCTGGAGATACTAGTGCCATGTTTTTATCCTTTTACAAAACATTTTGTGTATTTATTAAAAGGATATTATTTTTGGTTCAGATAAGGTGCCTTTAAAAGGTTTTACTATAAATATAAGTATGACTAGACCACTATGCTGTATTTGTAAAGGCAATCCGGCTGCTGTAAATTACAAAATTGGTGAAAAAACCTACTATAGAAAAATCTGCGCGGCTTGTTCTAGAAAAGGCCGCCGAACTAAAGAAATGCCCGGATGGACAAAGACTGGTTATAAGAAAAAACTAACTTGCGAAAGGTGCAATTTTAAAGCTAAAAATGCAGCTCAAATTTTTGTTTTTTATTTAGATGGAAACTTAAAAAATAACAATTGGGTAAATTTGCGAAGTGTTTGCGCTAATTGTAGGATTGAATTAAATGCTACCAAGACTACCTGGCGCGAAAGCCCGCTAATAGCAGATTATTAATTTTAGCGTATAATTCATCAACTGTACCATTATTTTCTACCTCAAAATTAAAAGTCTGTCCAATCCATGCCCATTCGCTATGATGCACTCGAGGATATTTTTGTGGCATAAGTTGTCCTGCATCTTCTAGTAGCCATTGTCTATCTTCAGGTGTAGTATTTTCTCTTAAAGCACAGTCGTACCACTCAGGCAACGGTCCACGTTTAACCCAGATACAAATCCCCCCGTGCTTTCTAATAGCAGCGATTTCATTAGGAAATCTTACATCGCTTATAACAATATCTTCGGTTGTTTTGCGCAGTCTGTTTTCTAGACTGGCGATCCAAACATCGTCGTGAAATCCTTGCCTACAAACTTCTGTGCCCCAAAGTTGTAGCATGTAACGCGGTGTTAAACTTGGCATATCTAATCGTCGAGCCCACCACGGATCTACTTTTTCGCGCCATTCTCTGGCTTCGGGTGTTAGTCCTTCAAGCAGTTCTCTATCCCATCCAAACACCTGTGCTACAGCATCTTTGAGTGTACCAGCAAAACTATCCCTTACAAATCCGTGCTTGGCAACTAGGTAGTTTGCTACTGTGTCTTTGCCGGATCCAATAAATCCTGTAATGCCAATGATCATAAAAAATGCCCCCTAAGGAGCATTTTAGTTTAGTTGTTTGCAAAAGTCAAACGCCGTATTTGTTCTTTTTAGGTTTTATCACCGGGCTTTGTTTATTCACAGTAGGGCCTTCTTGACTGCGAAGATCTCCATTGTTCATATCTTCGTAATCGGCATGCACTTCTTTATAGGCAAGCTTGAGCATATCCTGTTCTTCTTTGCTATACGGAGCAGTTAGCTTCCATTTACCTAGCCAGGATTCTTCATCAACTTCAGGCATAGTTTTGCCATCTGTAGCTGCTAGTGCAAGTCCTAATCTATATAGTGTGTAGTCACTATTCCATTTTTTACCGTCGGTAAACTTGTTGAGCCCGCGCATAGCAAAACGCTGACGCTTTTTAAGCTCACCTTTTTGTTCTACAATAATGTCTTTTATTTTCATTATCCAATTACAAAGCCCAAAGGCATTGATCCATCAACAAAATCTTTCAATTCTTGCTCTAATTTTTCCATCTCAGCTTTTGCTTCACCTTTTAGTGTAGCACCGTTAAGCTGTGTACCACCTTGCGGTCCTGGCAAACTTGCATACTTTTCTCTTGCTTCGCCTACTATTAATTTAGCAAAACTGTAGGCATACTCTTGCACCCATGGAAATGATTGTGGGTCATTGAGTATCATTGCATCAGGTTTGTAGTTGTACAAATGTAAAAGTACATCTTCAAAATCGTTTGGATTAGCATTAGCACCTGCAAAAGGAATTTTACGGATAAGTGTAAGTTTTTTGGTAACTTTATTAAAGGTAAAGTTTAAAAAGCCCCCGAACATACGCATAGCTAACTTTTGATAGTCTACAAATAATTCGTAGTTTAACAGTCCACCTACACGCCCTGCTACTAACATGTATGTGTTTAAATAACCTGATGCAAATGGCTCAAATTGACTAGCAGTAGTACCAGATACAGAGCCAATACCGCGTCTGTATGCAGCTCTAACATCCATTACTACATCAGGGAGTATTATTTCTTGTGTTTCAGGAAATAGTTTTAAAAATGCATAGCTTTCTTCTACACTGTTAGTGGCTCGCTGTCTGTACTTGACCAAGGCTTGATTAATAGCCATGTCATAGTGTTCTTTGTCTAATTCTACATCTACTATGCCGTCGC